GAGAACACCTAATAGGGTTTCACGGGCAGATTGTATACAATCCCGTTCCCCTATCGAACATACATACGAAAATCGTGAAACAAGTCGTGAAACGTGCTTAAACAGTGGGCTTGAGCCACTTGATGTATTTTAATCATAACACTTGTTTTGTATACAATCTGAAAAATCCGTGAAACACGCACAAATACTGCGACTTGAGAAAATCATAAAATTGGAAGTTTGTCAATAGATTTATTTTAACATAGACGTGTAAAATAAATCCTTCAGGATCTGGTGCTTTAGATCCTGAAGGATTTATTTTGACTCTTGTAAAACACACTTAATAGATTAAGTCATAGCATTATAAATTCTGAATGCTGAAGGTGAAAGATAAGGCTTTTCTGCAAACATAGTATAATTTCTTATGCCAGTTGTATAAAGTCTATATCCATCTGATTTTATCGCTTTGACATTATCACCATCACGTTTAATACATCCAACATAATAAGGTATACCACTTTCATCAACTTTGAATACTGCAAAACCAAGTTCACCATTATTTACGTAAATAAATTCATTGAGCATGTCATATTCAATAAAGGTAGGCATGGTGTCAGAAATATCAATTAATGTATTTTCATCTTTTGGTATCCACGATATCTGTTCAAGTGATGGATTAGATATCAGTCTAATGTCAATTACAATAATTCCTGCCCTAGGTACACTTGTATCATGTATATCGCTACGTTTTGGTGCAAGTGTGGCATAACAATAAGGATATTTTACACGGCAGTCAAATGAATGACCTTCGAGTGCTTCAGCTGGCATTGCAAAAGTTGACATAATTACAACCGTGTTATCAGGTCTCCAGATTCTTAAGAACACAATACCACTTGTGAATCCACTAAGTGCAAAATATACACCATTATTTTGTCCAGGTATGATGAAGAAAGTGCCACTTTGAACCTCAAAAGTAGGATCATTCGGAGTATAACGATATATTTGCGTAGGGTTGACAGGATCATTTGTCAGATCGTAAATTACATAACCCGCTTTTTGCAAAGCGACTGCTAAGTATGAATTTCTTTCATCAGCAAAGACTGAAACACCAACAGCTTTACCCCACCAGTCGTTATCTTCAGTTCCATGATATTTTATGGTTTTCTGTATTGTAAGTGTTGCAGCATCTAATATAAACAGATAACCATTTGTATCATCTGATGATGTATTATATCTTCCTGTTCCGCTTGCAGCATCACGACATGAAACATAAACATATCCATTTTTCACTGCAACTCTGGTAGGATTATAGCAATCCTGTTCGCTGTCATTATAATCAAACAAACGATTGTGAGCAACCAAAACAGGGTTCTGTGGGTCAGTAACATCAAATTTGCATAGTCCATTAAATTGTCCATTATACTTAGTCCATGAGCTTGTGCTTGTATTCCAGATTCCTACCATATTTATGTAGTAGGCATAGCCATCTTCATCAACATCAACATCAGTATAACTTCGAGCAACTGTCGAAACCTGACCATACATCTGTATTGTTTTTGCCTGTTTTGTCATTAAATCAACATTTAACTGTGCAATGTTATTGGTATTACTTTCAATAGCTGGTTCAATGCTATTGAAAAGTAGATTTGTTATAGCTATGTTTGGCAAGGTCTTACTTATAATGATTGTAACATCTTCATTATAAGTTGTGCCCGCAGTAATACGGAGTCTGATAAGAAGTTTAACACAATCGGAAGGTATTGTAATTTCAGTCCATCCGTTTGTAGATCTGCTAACAAAGATATTTGATACATTATCAATGTCATATGATACCATCTGGAAATTTGTATTTTCAATTCCAGCAATAAAAAGCTTGTAAGTTTCACCAGCAACAAAATCTGTGTTGGTAATCGGAACACTGTTATATAAAATAAACCAGCTATTTGTTGAAGTTGTTCCAACACTTTCCATTGTTATGCTGTGATAAGTTGGAGTACATTTTACCGCATTAACAGTTGAGCCTGTTACTGAATTATAATCAATCAGATTGTTAACGTTATACGCATCAATCATTCCAGTAACACCTTCAAATTGTGATCTGATTGCATTTCCTAAAGTATCATATGTTTTACCATCTGCTCCAATACGAGCATTTATTACTTCACTGTCAACAGTTGCGCCTGAAATTGCCTGATCAAGTTGCGCCTGTAATGATGCTGTTGTGTCAGCGATATCCTGTGCAAGTTGCTGTCTGTAAAGAAGTTCTGATTCATCAATATCATCTTTATACTGATTTATGAGTCCAGTGGCATAAGTAATAAAAGCTTTTATGAAGTCCTCAACAGTGAAGTGTATGATATTAGATCCAGCAGCTGGAGCTACAATAAGAGCATCATCAATAGCTATAGCAGATGTAACTCTATACAGCACATCATTCCAGATAAGCCAATCATCAACCTGATAAGCAGCTGTAGCTCTAGTGGTATTGGTTTCAGTATTCACTGTCAGATTCTGGTTAGCTGTTCTTGTATAATCTGTGAAGTTGAAGATCTCCAGCCAGTACTCTTCATTATTAAGCTGCACCCCAGCTGGTACTGCTTGAAGAGACAGATAAGCGTTACCAGTCGGATCTAAGACGATAGTACTCTTTTCATACTGAGTAGTAATATCCCAGATAATAGGATCAGCAAACTTAAGAGACTCAGTAGCTTTAAAAGTCTCCATAGCTTTATCCAGCTCTTTCATCTTCTTAAGAAGCCAGTCAAGATTCATTTCGTGCATATTAGCATAAGGAAACTGCTCAAATACTCCCATATTATAACCTCCTTTAATATACTTTCAGACAAAATCTGTCTGCAAAATCTTTAATGATCACATCAATGATATTGAGCTTTACCACTTCTCTCTGCTCCTGAATAAGTGACTGTGTGCTGGTCACTCCGATATTACCAGTTCTAGTAGTGGTGACAGTACCACTATCAGAAGTATCATGCTTTCGAGTACCAGTATCTTTATCTGTGATAGACCCAGTATGAGCATCAGTAATCGTACCAGTGTGAGCATCTGTGGTAGTTCCATCATTATCAGTCCTATCCTTATCAGCTGGAGCTTCAGTAGAAGAGTTGAAGCCATATACTGAGTGTTCCATGGTCGTACCATTGTCATAGGTAGTCTCCATGGTATCATTATGAGTCCTTGTGATAGTATCTGTATGAGTTCTGGTAGTTGTATGATCATCAGTGAGATAATCCGTACCTTCCAGATCTCTGTCTTCTACTACAGTTCCATCTACATTCCAGATTGGATTATACTCATATTGAGTAGTAGCATAAAGCTCAGCCCAGATAGGAGACTGTTTAGCAGACCAGCTTCCTATAGCAGACTTAAGAAAAGCAGCATCAGGATAAATCAGCTCTCTTTCAGCAGTCTCTAGGAGAATATTATCTTTTATAATATCTCTCTTATCTTCCAGATCTTCAGGAAGCACTAAGCTGTCCAGAAGAGTCTGATCGTAATTGTACAATCCTATCAGATCCATCCACATCAGCATTATCCTCCTTAAATCTATAGTCTACATCAAGCTCAATACCAAAAAGATCTCTGGCAGTCTTACAGTCTTTCTTCAGCTGCTGAAGTACCTGATCAGACCAGAGAAGAGTCTCCTCCTGATTGCTCTCCACCTCATCTACAATCATTCTTTCCTTCTTTTCAGTATTAGCATTATTGATACCAAGATCTCTGCAAAATTCCTGCTCCCACTTCCTAAGGTCTATCATAACCTCATCAGCGATATAGGTATTTTTAAGATCCTGATTGAACTGAAGCCAGCTCTGAGATCCATCCTCATTGAGAAGATCTTTACCGATAAAGACAGCTGGCTCACCAGAAGCTACTTTATCAAACATCTTTTTAAAGCTTTCAGCATCTTGCTTATTATTAGCTCCAAAGATATAAGACAGCTTACTGTTTAATATGTTTGTGCCTACTGTCTCAGCGCATAGAGCCATCATATCCGCATAGAAATTTACTTTATCCATAAGACTTCCATAATCTGGTTGGAGTCTTATTAAAGCACACTGAGTACCTATTCTGGGCTCTATGATACCTGATAGAAGTGGATTGGTGATAAGCGCATGAGTCGGCTGATAGTACACGTCATAACCCTTAAGAGCACAACCCTGAGCTATCACACCAAACTTATCAGTATTCACTACTGCAAAATATCCCCAGCAGTACAGCACATATAATATGTAGTTTTGCGCCCAGCTCTCAGGCATTTTCCACTTAAATACTGAGATAGCTTTCTGGATCAGATACCTTGCAAAATATCTCTGAAGTCCAGTATTCTTACAGTGTACTGTAGATGGACTTATCAGTGAATTGTAAGCATTGATATGATCATAATAAAAAGGTGCTCCATATCCTACTGCTTGCATGTTATACCTCCTTCCTTCATTATTCTATAAAGAAACCTGAGTTCAAAAAATTATCTATCTGCTCCAGCTCATTATCCATTGCTGGAGCTTCTACATGAGCATCCATACACTGGCAGAATCCAGTAAGTGTAGCAAGTGCTTTAGGTGCCATTGTAGGAGATCCGATAGTCAAAAGCTCTGTGTTAGGAGCTACTACAGTATCATGGAATACTGTATAGCACGTAATATTCTGATTAGCTCCTATGCCAGCTATGCCATCCAGACCGCCTATTGAGGAAAAGTTAGGAGTTATTGCATCTGCAAAGTTAAGTACTGCCATACCTACTCCACCAAGATTTTTACCAGCAGCAGAAGTAGCTCCACTTATTACCGACTGAGCAGCTTTAGGAAGATTTATATTAGATACTCCAATAGGTACTGAAGCTCCAACATTTCCTGAGTACTGTCCTAAGATCTCTCCACCACTTGAGACTGTACATATTAAAGAGCCATCTCTTAAAGCTAAAGTATATGCTACTGATATGCTGCTCTGTCCTACTAGGTTCTCACTGGATAGTTTTATCATGCCTATATATGGAAGATATAGATATACTTCTGTATATGGGCTTCTTCTTCTGAAGTCGTTAGCTTGCCAAGGGATCGAGACTGAAGCTGTTCTATGTACTGTCTCTGTGTCAAGCTTACCTAGACTGCGCTGCGTTTTAAAAGTTCCTAGATATATTAAGTTTGGTCCTACTGTTGTCCCTACATTAAAAGGTATATAACGACATTCTCTAATATTTTGAGGAATATCTCCAGATCCGAAAAATTGCGAAATTGGATAAGAAACAACATCTAAGATCCACTTAGCAACATCTACAAAATATTTCACCATTTCGGTTAAGAAATTAATTTCACTTTCAACAGTGACATTAGTAGGCGGGACTGGAGGAGTTGGAGCTGTTGGCATATTGAAAAGATCATTACTGATATCTGATACATCATCAATAAGAGCCGCCAGCTCTCCCTGAGTCGCTTTATATACTCCAGTAGAGCCATTAGATCCAGTCAGAGATAAGATATAGGTACCATCTGGATCTGGTACGAGAGGACAAGCTGCTGTAGCCACATCTATAGACTTAGTAGTTTTGATTGGAAGTCTGTTATCAGGAAGCTCTGTATTAGATACAGTATCATAAATAACATAGGCAGTAGTGGCAAGGATATAACTTTTATAAGTAGCCAGCACATCAAGATTGCAGCTTACTTCCCATATATTATTCCTGACTGACTTAATGGAAGATACAAAATAGTATCTACTATCCCAGCTGGCATAATTAAAGCCTTCCAGATCAGAAGCTTCTAATATAAAGGTAGGATTATCTACAGAAGTACTTTCCTTAAGAAGGCAGTCAAAAGAAGTAAAGCCTGAAACATTAGGCTGCTTAGTTGAGTTTATTCTTTTTGAAAAAGTTCCAAGTTTAATCGCTATACTCATAATTTACCTCTTTAAGAGTAGAGCTGTCCAGTTTATAGGACAGCTCCACAATATGAAAGGAGAAATACCGACTTAGTCAAGAAGGAATATTACAGCATTTTCTGTAAAGTCATTCCAGTATCTGTCAGTAAACTTAATCCAGAAGTTCTGGTACTCGCCTTCTCCGTTGTAAGCAGCCTGAGTAGTTCTCTGGTTGCAGATTGTATAGCCCATAGCTTCATCATCTGCAATGATACCAAAGATCTTACTCTGAGATACTGCTGACTGAGGAGTATCAAGAGTACCATCATTCTTCATATAAGTAGGTACAATATTGATACTGTCAGGAGTACCGATTGACTGCCAGAAGTTTACAGACTCAGTATCTGCAAGCTTCAGATAATTGTCATGGAATACATCAGCAATTACTCTTGACTCAATACCATACCTCTCACCAGCATAGAGATAAACAAGCTGTCTCTCATAAGGAGTATGACGAGCAATCTCTTTACCAGTAACATTCTGATGATATACAATACTTCTTTCTGTGAGCATGGATGAAACCTGAGCAATACGACCATATACCCACTTAATGAAAGCTGGATAGTTTGCTGGATCATATACAGTCGTAGCTGTAAGTGAAAGACCAGTCTTAGCATTATACTCAGTAAGAAGGTGCACGATCTGATTGCTATTATTAATAGAAATAATACCAGCGATCATATTTGCAATGATCATACGAGCCATTGACTCATGCTTCTGCTCTACCTGATCAGAGATAGTCTGCATCTTACCAGATACAAAAGCTCCAAAAGTTTCTGGAGACTCAAAGCTGACGTCCAGTTGATTAGAAAACAGAGTCCACTGTATTTCATAATCGTTTTGTCCGTAAAAGTTCGTCTGAAGCACGTTATCGAGTACTGGCTTCTGATCATCTACAGCTACACCGCTTGTAATAGGTAATCTGCCAGGACTCTGCCAAGCTCTGTCAGCATAGTTAATCTTTCTTACATGATTACCCCATCTGATGGAGTCTGCTTCCAGTCCTCTGAATTTCCTATCATATGCTCTCTGGCTTATGATAGTTTTGCTCATTACCTGAGAGATTGCACTCATAAGATTGTCATAACCAGCCAGAAGTCCAGTCCGAGCCACTGTTACAAAATCTGAAGTATTTGTCGCTACTATCTGAGCCTGACCAGTAGCCTGAGTGACTACCTGATTAAGCACAATAGCAATGTCATTAAAAGTTAAAACATTTGCTGCCATTTGTTATACCTCCTTTTTAGTTGGTGGATTGATTATCTGTGCTAGCACTTCTGTAGCAGTCTTTTGAGCTGGCTGCGCCTGAGTCATATTAAGAAGATTGTTCTGCTGCATCTGCTGAGATAATCCAGTGATAGCTGATAGCACATCATCAACAGTATGTGGAGCTACAGTAGGCTGAGCTGGTGGAGTCTGTACCTCAGGAGCTGCTGGAGCTGGTGGAGTCTGTACCTCAAGAGCTGCTGGAGCTGGTGGAGTCACCTCAGGAGCTACTGGCTGCTGTACCTGATTTAGTGCTGCGATCTGCTGTGCTGTAAATCCAGCTTTTGCAAGTGTGAGTATATCTTCATTATTAAACATAGTTTAGTCCTCCGTTTTCTTTTTCCTCTTTTTGAAGTTGTTCAGTCCTCTGGATCGTATAAGATCTGAGAAATCAATAAGACTATAGTCCAGATCAGTAGGATTGTTTTCAATTCCATTCACATACCCCTTTGAGCTATACTGTCTCATCTGGTGCTCAGTACATTCTTTCACTGGATCATTATAATCTGCTACCCAGTGAGCATAAGCCTTAAGCTGACTGTGATCAAGCTTTTCTCTGAAGCCTGAGATATCAGAAGCATATATACCAGCATAGAAGCCAGCAGCTTCCAGAGTCTCACAGAAAGCTATAGCAGCAGCAGTAGCTTCCTTCTTTTTCACTGGCTGAGTAGTTTCTACATCTAAAAATACTGGATAATCCAGCTGACATTCTCCAATGATTTTTATAAATCTCTTAGCGTCTTCTACTCCAGACTCAGATCCGTAGAAGTTGCTGCCTACAAAATAATAGGCACCAATGTGCATACCAGCCTTCTTAGCTGCTTCATAGTTTCTTTTGAAGGTTTTATCTTCATAAAAACCTCTGTCAGATCCTCCAGCTTTCAGGATCACAAAATCATAACCAGCTTTCTTTATTCTGGAGAAGTCTGCGCTTCCTTGCCAGTGGCTTATATCAATCCCTAAGATCTTTTTCATCTTCCTTCTCTATGAAGTCTGTGAGTCTCTGTATTGCCATGGTATTATTGTTAAGAGCTGCTGTAACCTTTTCCATTTCATCCTTATGCCTGATACTGATATCTGATATGTCTTTTCTGTAATTATCCTGAATGTACTTTACATACCAGCCCATTACTACACAAGCTACAATCGGAAAAGCATATTGACCTATAACAGAGAAGATCTGCTCCATATACTACCTCCTTTCTTTTAGATTGCATACTTGTATACAATCCATCTTATAATAATAGGCTAGACGATCTCCTGCACCGAGCAGGCGCATGGACACCCTTCAGGGGCTGCTCTAGTCCAATCATCTAGCCTAGTATTATTTTATAGCTTAGTGGAAGTATTTGTCAAATAAGATCTCACTCATATACTCCTCAAATACTACTTCTCTCCTCATATAGCACTGCCAGAGATATAGATACTTCTTCCTGAAGCGTTCTCTGTCCCTCTCTCCAGTAGTATAAGAGTCAGGAGATCCACTTCTGAAGGCTGTTACATAATATTCTTTTCTGCTCTTATGCTTATATACTGTTATCTCTCCTATAGATACTACTGGTCTGTATTCCTTAATAGGTCTCGACTCTATCCGTCCTCTCTCTTCATTAATAAAAGAGTTCCTGATAGCCATTTCATAAAACTCAGTACCCTTAGTCAGCTGGTAAAGAGCTGTATCAGACTTAGCTTCTGATATCTGAGACTTATAAAGATCTATCAGCAGCATCTTCCTTTTAGGAACGTAAAGATATTCTTTACCATCCTGACGTATTTTTTCTGCTTTCCTGATAAGCTTCAGCTCCATAAATAAAGGATTATCTATCCTATTACTGTTCGCAAGGCAGAGAAGCTTTACTGGATCTTCACCATTAAGCTCTCTGTTACGGTTTATCGTCTCATAAGCATTAAATAAAGCGTCAGCTTCTCCCTTAATCGGTCTTTCATTAAGCTCAGGGATAAACTCATCCAAGATGATAGTATCTATATCAGATCCATCCACACCTCTAAGATTAGAGAAGGTTGATAAGCTTGTCAGGAGTCCATGCTGATCACCTACTGGAATGACTTTTCCATCCTCATTAAGATCTGACTCATAGAAGGCTGATATATATTTATTGATTGGAAAAGGTTGTATACTCCAGCCCATATCATCATTAAGAGTCTTATAAGGCTGCATACTTTCCTTCTTTACTATATCAGTCTGAGCTGCCAGTCTCCTCATATAAATAAAGTGGTGCTTACCTTCTATCATTTCCTTAAGAGCACCATAGGTTTTACCAGTACCACGTCCTCCATATATAAATATGAAAGTTGCTTCATGCTTTAAGACTTCAGGTATATTTACATAACCGTTATCATCATATAATTTCATATTGTACTCCTGTATTATTGTATACAATCATTGGTTAAAATTAAAGGCTGCTGAGCAGCCAGCAGCCTTATTTTACTTATTCGGCATATGCACAAGTGATATATGTACGATTATTCTTAGACACACCAGTCATGACCTTAAGCTTAGTGATCTCCTCTGGCTCAAACACATCTAAGATATCCCTGAAAGCTGAGATAAAAGTGGGGCTGTTGGTTGCAAAAGTCTCACCTTCTACAGTTCTCATAGCAAAAAGCTCCACCTCTTCACCATCTGCATTATGATCCTTGTAGATAGCCCATGATGTAAGCTCCAGCTCCTGATCAGCTGCTTCAGTCATTTTCTGAGCATCCTGAGTCTTAGTAAGAAAGTAGATCTCCTTCTTTGAAAGTTCCTTATTTGTTTTGAGTAATTCCATAGCTTAATCCTCCGTATCTTCTTTAGTTTCGTTTTCTGCTTCTGTTTAGTCGGTTTAAATCAGGAGCTGCTTCCTGATAAATATTATTTTATATGATTTTATATCATAAGTCAAATAGCTATCTTAAGCTTCCTTATATTATAAAGAAGCTCTCTGTATTCAGCTGTAAGTCCCAGAGTCTTAGTATTTTCCACAAGTGATACATTTCTGGTTATAGGTATTGGTATATTATCTTCAGTAATATACTCATGTATTTCTGGATGATCATTGTATCTGGCTTCCAGTCCTCCAGCATATTTAAAGACAAAACCTTCCTTCATTGCTGAAAGTCCTCCAGCTCTCTTAAGCTCTATAGCTCCTATTCTCTTATTGACTCCAGCTATAGTTATATGAAGTAATTCCTCAAGTTTACCAGTCTCTTTATTTTCCTCCAGCTTTACATAAGCATACTTCTTAGCACCCATTGTCTTAAACTCCAAGTACTCACCTTCATACTCAAATAATCCCATATAATGCTTCTTACCATTCGGATCTGTAGCAAAAGTTTTATTATGCTCTGACTTCTTTTTTCTTTCCACATTGAGCTTATCCCAGTCTATATCACCTACATACTTACAAGAGTCTGTATCACAATATATAAAACCTTCACCACATGCCTTTATACCTTCCTGAAGGTGATATCTTCCCCAACAGCATACCCAGACTCCCCACTGATATAATAAGAAAGCTCTCTTATTATTCTCCTTCAGGATCTCCTGTGGATCTGCTTCAGGATCGTCTTTAAATAACTCATCCTCATCCACATACTGTATGTTAATTTTCACTGGATCCTGAGCCATGAGTCCATAAAGGCTGTTAAGCAGATTCTTAAATTTATTGTAGAGAAGCTCATAGAAGTCTGCTGTGTGCTCCTCATCATCCTTCTTATCCTTCAGATCTGTCTTATTCTGGTAGTACTCAATAACAGTCTTAATATAAGAAGGTGGAAGCTTCCCATACCTGGCATGAGCCAAGGTGATAGGTACTAAGTCAAAATCATACTGCTCCTCCAGTATCTTTAAATCTATGTCAGTAAAGGTAGTAAGTCCTATTACATCAGCTGATAAGATACGACCATTATCATATACTCCATTAACTATACCATGGCATTTACTTACTGCCAGATATGGCACTGGTATAAGATCGTCTTTAAGCCTGACATTAAGAAGGCTGCATCTTATCAGACAAGCTCTCTTCTTTTCATATACATACTTCTGCACATCTGCTACTGTAGGCTCTTTTATGATAAAGAATTTACTTACTGGATAAAGCTCATTACAGATTGCATCTGGATAGCAGCTGGATATATCCACCGATTTTACATTCTTAATAGTGAGAGTGGAGTAGTATCTGGAAGCATGAGTATTACCTCCTCTAAAAGCTTCCCTGAGAAGCTTGTATAGTTCCCATGATGGTACTTGATTCTGGATATAAGATCTTGAGACTTTTCTCATAGCTTTCTTAGCATCTCTTCTGGCATATCCAGTACTGGTCAATGGAATAGTATAAAGATTATCTCTATCTCTTTCCATTTCCTTCTGGATCGCTTCCACAAGTCCACGTACATCATTTAAGCAGTATGCAATCTCTTTTTGAGTCAGATCCGTATACCAGTATCTTCTCTTCTTATAATTCATCTTAAGCTTATAGTTCTTTACTCCCATCTTTTCACAGAAGGCTCTCAGATTCATATTTGTCTGAAGGTATGAACACCTAAACTCTATCTTACCCTGATATGTAGCTTTAAGTACTTTTCTATGATCCACAGCAAAAACATCCTCAGGAAGAAACTCTAAGATACCTGATAAGAATTGAAACTCAAAAGATAGATTATGTACATATACCACAAGTCTCTCAGTCTTATCCAGATGGTCAATAAGAATATTGATAAACCTCTTAAAATCCCACCATGTACGACCTACCACAGTGCAGCTGTCTCCCAGCTGCCACTGCCAGATATACATAACAGACTGGTCTATTTCTTTAATATATGTAGTTTCTATGTCAAAAGCTGTTATAATATCCTTGTAATAGTACTTCTGTGAAGTACTCTGGTTACCTTTTTTCCTCTTTTGGGCTGGTATGTTTTCATACCAGCCCACATTAAACTTATCAGGAGTTATATACATGTGATCACCTACTTCTTCAGGTTATACTGCTTCTTTTCCTTAGCTGTAGCTCCAAACACTTCTTTATCTACTTTAGCTGCAAACTTAAGAAGTCTCTTCCTTAGAGTGCTTTCCTGAATTTCCTTCTGTCCTTTACCAGATGGAAGATCCTTAAGAAGCTCCATGTTTGCAAGCCAAAACTCAAAATCTTTCTGAACCTTCTCAGGATCTACTCTGTGCTTCTCCAGTACATCATAAGTCTCAGCAGCATCTCCTGAATCATATATCTCATCCAGCTTCTGGAGTCTATACTCTTCCATAAACTTACCAAAAGAGATATAGTTTTCACGATTTACAAAACCATAGCCTGACTCATGAAGAGTCTTAAGCGATTTCTTCATCTGCGCTTCCATTCCTGAGACTGTAGAAGTCTGTGCTTCTATGTATCTGGATAGATCTGAGAGACGTGCAGCCAGTTCTGAAGTAGACTGGATATCTTTTAGTTTTGGGTAGTGGTTTACATTTCTCTTATATGTCTGAGTATCAGCCCACATAGTAGCACCCATTCTTTTAATTCTCTTCTGGCTGATATCCCTGAGACGTGTATACTCTTTTCTGACTGCTGCTTCTGCTTCCTTACCACCTTCTTTTATATAGTTCCTGATATTAGAAGGCTGGTAAAAGTCTGCTTCATATTTTAGCTTTCCTCTCGCTGACATTCTATACCTCCTTAATAATCAACAGTATCTAAAGCTTCCAATAATTCCTTACATGATTCAGTGTCTAAAATCACATATATATCATGTTTTACTGCACTTTCAAGCTCTTCTCTAAAGGCTTCTATTATATTAAAAGCATCAATATAAGTCACTCTCCTCAACCTCCTTTGCATTAAGATCTGTATTGATATCTTCCAGATATGACTGCTTGATGAGATAGCTTATCATACCTGATCTGGTGCGATCATTGATATCAGCCAGCTCATCCAAGTACTCCAGAAGATCCTGATCAAGTGTAATTGATATGTTCTTAGTCATTTAATCATCCTCCATAGTAGATACTTCAGGCAGTAAAATCTGACTAAGCTCTATTACTTCTGGAAACTTCTTAGCCAGGGTCTTATATAGCACTGTGTACTCCATAGCAAGCTCATATATTGAGCCACTAATAGAGCTCTTACACCTCTCATCATTTCCTTCTTTATGATACTTAACATTAATCATCTGATATATCCTCCTACCAATAATATTATCACACCTAGCATTATTCCCAGCTCTACAGATACTACAAAATTGACTACTTCATTAATAACTCTTTTCATTATCCAGCTCCTCCTGAAGATCTTCTATAGTAGATTCAAGATCTCTCTTTTCACATCTCAAAATCTCCAGCTGTCTGTTCAGTCCTGAGATTACTTTAGTAAGCTTCCAGATATCACTAGTTACCTGATTAAGCTGTTGCCTTTTTGACTCTATCTGAGCCCAAACATTTGCTTTAAGCATAGTATCACCTCCTTACATATTATTTTATAGCATGAAATAATATTGCACAAGTGTTTTATTCAGATCTGGCACAAACCTTAAAATAAATCTATTGACAAAAATCCAATTTTATGATTTTTCTAAAGTTGCAGTATTTGCGCATGTTTCACGGATTTTTAAGATTGTATACAAAACAAGTGTTATGATTAAAATAAATC